TCCACCAGCCAAAAATGCCGCCGACTGAGAGATAGGTTGCACAACCGTAAAAAGGTTTCCTGCCGACGCTGTAAATCCCCATGTCCCATCACTGAGATAATATCCAGAAAAACTATAAGCTATACCCGCAGAGAAATCACAAGTGAGCAAGTTGTTATGTACTAAAGTTAACCCCCCTAACACAATATCCGCACTTTCTCCGTATACATCGGGTCGGGTTAATGAAAATTAATGTCCTCTTCAATTAATTGCTCGTTCGCTACCCATTTCCCCCCTCTTAATCCTTTTTGTCCCGGAAATATCATAGTCTTTACCTCACTATACTATTGTTGCATCCACAGTCTTTGTGAACGAGCTTGACGCCTTGATAACTGCATCAGTTGTAAAGTACATTTGCACCGATCCAATGATCGTATTCACGGTCTTAGTAAGTCGATATTGATTAATAAAAATAATATCGTAATCAACGCCCGCAGCTTTAACCCGGTCTACAATTTCACCTATGTAAGAAATAACTTCGCCAACGCCCGTACCTCCAATGAAATTTTGATTGAGATACGCCTGCTCGATGTTGTTTAAAAATATTGCTTCATCATAAGATATGGCGCCTTCAATTCTAAGTTCAAAATAAGTGTTTGTTACCGAGAACAGTTCAATTACCTGAATGCTATCCTCGTCTAAAAAATAAGTCAATGCATCGATTATTGACCATTTTGTTGTACGCCTCTCATTAAGTTTTCCCACCACAATTGATCGGAATCGTTTGCGGTAGATTGAATCCGCTTCTCCCTGGTTCCTACGCGGAAGATAAACAAAAGCGTCAATCAGTGAATCCAAGTTCTCGCCGTCTGCTATATCCAGATCAAACGATTGAACATAGTAGTTTGAAACTGTCCGCAAAAACTCCAATTCATTACAAAGCCCTCCACAATTAAAATCGTCTGAGTTAACAATCGTTGCTTCGGGTACAAAGTCTTCAGTACCAATGATCGCCACATAATCAGCATTTTTCTTATTGATCGCATTAGAGACTGCCCGGTTAAATGTTGATATCATACTCATAGGTCATACTCCAAGTAACGTTACCGTTCCAACTCGCCCAACTTGAGTTGCGGCTATAGTGACATTTGTGGCAGGTGTTGTCAAGGATACATCGGTCACTCCAAATACACCCATAATCGCAGCGATTAACTCATTATAGATGATATTTGACCCAACACCTAAAGTATTAACATAGGCTGTAAGCGCATTAATTACATCAGTCTCAAGTTGATCAGTGTCAACTCCACTGAGAATTGAAAGCGTTGCCCCAATATTCTGCGTCACAATACTCGGTTTCTTGACTACAACATTAATACCCGCAGCCTTATATCCGGGACTGTCTTCCGTCCCATCCCCGTCAATAACTGCTTGAGTCGCAACCACTTTCGCAGTCGTTACCCCACCGCTGGACCCATCATCAATATACAAATCGACATTTACATCGGCTACCGGTGGGAATAACTCCACAATTGACACACTTGTTATACCCGCAACGCTGAGGGCCCCGGCTTTAAGACCGGCCAGGTTTGCCCGGCCAAGCCCCTCAATGTATGCTTGAAATCTACTTTTGTATGCAATACTGGTCTCCTGATCGACACCCCCCGTAGCAGCCAATGCATTCGTTACCGTATCCACGCCGGTAACCTGGTCTTCAAGCACGTTAATCGATGTTGCTGAAACATTATAAGCCACCCCAACCAGGTCCGCTACTACCGCCGCTGAGGGCGAATCTGTATTGCCCGCAGAAATAGCCGTGGCAGCAGACAAAACGAACCGCAATCCAGAGGCCGTTTTAACACGTGTCCCGGCAGGAATAGTCACCTCTCCATTCGCTGTTGTACGAGAAAAGACTACACTAACCGTGGCTTTCGTTCCCGCCTTCCTCGGGAAATCGAAGACCGTCTCTTGAACATTATTCAAATATCGTTTAAACCCTAAATACGTTGACACATAGACTTCTTCTATACTAAGTGACGCGCCTTCACAAAAGGACCGGATTACTGCTCCTGGGGTAAAGTCCGTAAGGTTTGGAGAATTGGCTATAATCCACGCCACCATATCTCCTATGATCTGGTCAAAAGCCTTCACTGTAAATCCCATGTTTTCCCCCTACAGTGCCAATGATACCGGTAAAGATAACTCGGCACCAACTATCCCGATATTCATACTAATGTTTAGAACATCTGAGTTTAAAGTCACAATCATATCATTAACGCTTTGTATCCGTGGGTCCTGAATTAGTGTGGACCTAATCGCAAGTTTCAGATATCGGATTGCCATAGATGATCCAGCAAATCCCGCCTGGGCGGTAATACCATACGCGGACTGTTTAATTAAATTCCCTACCTCTGTGTTTAATATCAAATCCACGGCTTGTCTAACATTTGCTATCCCGCTTATAAGCGCCAGATCGCTGTTTTCCTGAATAATCAGATTTCCGTTTGCATCGATCCGTATATCAGTTCCATAAGGATCACGGGCCGTGTCCTCAGTCATGATAAATTGTTCTTTGTTTGTCCCCTCAGACGGTTCAACTTGTATCGGTATAAAAAGTTCATTTCCAGGTACTAAATCGTCATTACTGGATATGTCCGAGTTCACCATTGCGATATACGGCCATAGGTTTTCGTCTCCAAGTTCCTTTTGTGAAATCCCCTGAAGTGTGTCATCCCCTTTAATCGTATAGATATTCAAACCGGAATATTCGTACGTTCTAGGAATTATGCTCCGAGTTGTTGCTACTGTGATATCCGTATCAGCGGTTATACCCGCATCCCCTTCGATAGTCACTGTTTTCGATACTTGCCATCCTTGAGTAATCTGAAATCCATAGATTCTTAGACCTGCATTCAACGATCCCCGGAACAATTCTTCTACATTCATGTAACGTTCACGTGTATATTTCCCGGCCCGAAAGGTATCGTAAGCCAGTCCTATCGCTGAGAATGCGACATCAATAAAGTTTTTAGCTATATCCAATGGTGAAGTAATAATCCGTGTAGTCTGAGCAAGAAATTGCGCGTACCGTGTACGGAGTTCATACGACCGTGCTTTCAGGAGAGCCACTTTGTCAATGATACCCTGCAAGTTCCGGTATGTCTGCTCTATTTTGTCTAGTAAAGAATCGACCTCGTTTAACGCGCTAACCGGTTCTTTCGATATGGGTATCGTTGTCAACTTCGGGGTTAACTGGTCAAGTCGTTGGTACACAAAAAGACTTATCGTAAACGGATATCGATTGATTGGATGTTCTGAAGTCCGGTCCACAGTAAACTCCAAAAGCACACATTTATATGCCTGTTCGTCAGCAAGATCATAAACCCGTAATTCCTTCTTCTCCCATCCCTCTAAGTCTTTATATCTCATAATCTTATCACGAAAGATATAAAACGCATCCCGCCCCGTATATCCATCAGTAGGATTCCGTCCTTGAGAAGCCGCACTCGAAGCCGCAAGGGACACATCCGACCACTCCTGCTGACTCCCGGACGTTTTAAATGTCGGAAAAGCATGAGCCGTACCGGAAAAACCTTTGAGTGTAATCTGTATATTATCTTTCCCATAATCATCTACAAACGCGTTTCCAAATGTCTTCGTAATTGACACTCTATGAGGTTCTTTAATCGTAATGGCTGTTGGGGGCAGAACTAATGTAAACGACTCATCAATGTTTCCGCTTTCCCGGTCAACGATTTCAAATAGCCAACTTTTTGCTATCGGAGGATCAAGACTCGGCTGCGGCGCATGTATCCCATACCGGTAGTCTGGATCAATATTAGCTCTTCCCATAGGCGCCGGAGTTAAAGGTCTGGTAAGTGCATCTTTTAAATCACTCATGTCATTCCGCCTTCACTTTTGATTGTCCGGCGTCAGTAACTTTTACCGTCACATTCAAGGTACATCCTCCCCCACCACTTAATATTCCTGTTATTCCATTAATTGTAACTTCGTCGTCCACCCGGAGAACCTTTTTGGTGTCATTAATATCTGAGACCTTTACAGCCGTCGCGGGTATATTCCCGACACCCGGCACTGTTGTTGTACACGTTCCGTTCGTCGCCCCAGGCGGTACAGTAACCTGAACTTGATCCAGGTAAGCGAATTGACCACCTTCTTTATTTTTTGTAGAGGGTGGCCCTGAGAAAACCGCAGAGCCCGTAACCGGGGCTTGTACCTGTAATGTAGCCCCAACCACTGCAATCTCTTTCAACGCCATTACTGAAGTACCTCTAAATTACCATTGATTGTTACTTTCCCGGATTCCATTGTAATATTGTTCCCGTTCGTGTCTTCAATAATCACTCCCGAAGAATCCAACGTGAAGATATTCCCGTTCGTGTCTTCAATAATCACTCCCGAAGAATCCAACGTGAAGATATTCCCATGCTGGTCTTCTATGATAACCTCACTGTCCGTCTCACTGATTTTAATATAAGTCCCGCTCGGGGTTTCGACAATGATCCCTCCGTCCTCTTCAAGTTCCACTGTCGTTCCAGACTTAAATACTCGTTTGTATCCTAACGGTTTGTCCTCTTCAAATAATTTTTTTGTAAACTGTTTTGATCCTGAGTTAACTGCATCTTTAGTAAACTCATTTACCAAGTATGGGAGAATCGTTCCAATAACTGCTTTGTGTCTCTGCCCGTAACTTGCGTATGCCACAACCACATAATCGTCAATAGCCGGAAGACAGACTTCACCATACGGTTTATCATCCACAAGCCCGCCCTTTGTGAGTATCACAACGTTCGTAATCGGTGAGCCGTCCAGTGTTAAGATATCGCATGTCATTCGGTCTGAATAGACTTGTGTCACTTTCGCAAGAAATGGAGCGTGCGCTTCCCCTTGCATCGTAGTTCGCTTAACAAAATTAAGCGCGCCTTGCCTTACCTGAATGTCTTCTCGCTGTGCTTTTGACTTCATCGTAGTCTATTCCTTCTGAATATCCGATTTTTCATTTCAATCCGTTTTTCCCGGTTCCACCCTCGGGTTACTGTAAGATTTGATTGCAATGATCCTCCATAAGTCCAGGTATGTGCAATACCCTCTGCATAAAAGAATCCCTCAATTCCATAGATACTTATCTTATCCCCGATCTTTGGATCAAGCGCCGGGTCTGTGGGGACCATATGAGTCAGCGCCCCCGACAAATAGTTATCATTATTTTCAAACCATGCTTTTAACGTTTGTGCCGCTTCCGTCCCGGCAGATTGAAATGCAGAAGTCTGGTCTTCAATAGCCGCCTTGTCAAGTTTTTCCACACGAGTATAGAATAATTCAGAGACCAATGGTTTAAAGAGATATTTGCCTATACGCGCTCGATCGACCTCCCATAGTCCAAGAAGAATCCGTGTAATATCATCCAGCTTGAACGCCGCCTCTTTTACACTATAAACTGAATACACCTCATCCATACCACGCGCTAAATCAAACTTCAAGAAATGATCTTTATCTATGTATATCGGGTCCATGTTCGTAAATGATTGATCCGATACCCCTCCAACCGTCCCATCAAAAGGAGTCTCCCGGAACACAAAACAAGACTTTTCTGGGAGTTCTACATTTTTTCCATCAATAAAAACCTTCCGGGGACCGTTATCAATCCAAAGCTCATTAAACGGCTTTTGTACCAACTGCTCAGCTACTTGCCAAAACGTCAATGTCTGCTCTGTCCCACTATACATTTCAAACGATCTGGGAAGTAACGGTGTTAAGGTACTGGTCAATCCTGTCGTCGTGTCCAGGTATTCCTGCAAATACGTGAGGAAATTGGCAGCAGTGCCACCCGCAAGCGTTTCCAGATACGTACGAAAGCTGTCAACCAAGATCGTAAGAATCTCTTTATACGAAAAGCCATCCGTTACTCCCTTTCTGAGCGCTGAGTAAAGTTCGGCAGCGCCCGACGCCAACTCATCCTCCGGGGCGCCGAGGGCGGTCCCCATTCCAAAACCTATGGACGCCGTTTGAAGCAATCCTCCGAATTGAGGTGCAGTAATTGTCGCCTGCCGAGCCGGGTTCCCGTCCTTTCCAATAGAACCTGAATAAGAAATACGATGCACATAACCTACATACTTCAAATTACCAAACTCAAATATTTTTATTACGTCCATTGGATTCAAAATATCAAGTATATGAGTATCCGTACTTTGCGGGAGCATGGCAAGCTGACATGAGCCCGCCGGGGTTTTAATTGATTTCTGGAACCGATAATTGAGTACATCATTGGTGATATCAAGAGTATCCG